GCTTGACAAATTGCATATCTACAGCTTCATATCTGCAATGTTGTGAATTAGAAGATGAACCAATAGCTTCTGAAAGGGCAGGACTCCTATAACCGCTAGTTATTCTAATAGAACCAACTGCATTCCTGAGTGGTTGTAAAAGACTAGCGGCTAGAAGTCGTAATTTAATAACACCCTCTTTTGTGGGTGTATTGTCTATGTTTTTTCTCAATGCAGTGGCACTATAAATAAGCTCCTGCAAAGTGAAGTTTTTTGTTAATCTCATCAATTAAATTTAGCGTACATCAAGCCATCAATACTTTTCTGCACATCTTTTTTACTTGCGTCTAACTTAAACATAATGTTAGCTTTAAACCTTTCTTTTTCTTCTCCGCTTTCAAATATAATTACTGTAGGAATACAAGTTACATTATATTCTTTTTGCAGACTAGGAAAACGACCTATATCAACCCTATATGTTTCACAATCTTTAAGTTCTGAAAACTCAGTAAACTCATTTGATTTATTCCAATCTACCCAAAATTCTACTGCTACAATATCCTTTGCAATCTTATCTTCAAAGTTAGCTTCATTCAAAAACTCTTGTCCACTTGCCATTCCAACTATAAAGAATAACAACGAAATTAAGACATATAAAAAGTTTGTTATATTCATTGCATATCGTCTATCTTGTTTCTAAGGTACTTCATATCTTCTTTAATTTCTTTTACATCTTCTTGGGTTGATAGAATTGAGTTTCGTATCATTTCGTCTTTCATTTGAAATTCCATCTTAGTAACCTCTGGCGGTGGTGGTTCAGGCAATAGTTTAGCTTCTTCTATTGAAGCATTTAGTTGAAACCACATACCCACTAGAGTTGCTATAAGAACACCAATTCCTCCTAGTGTTTTTAAACTAACTTCGACTTTTGAATTTTCAGAAAGTTCTTTGCTCATTATTTACAAGAGTTATCACATTTTTTACCAGAAAACTTTTCTACTCCACTAATTCCAAAACATCCTAAAACTATCCACACAAACGAATTGTAAACAAATTCATTTATAATTAAGTCTTTTCCTACCCATCCACTAAGTAGATCAGCAATCATTATTAAACACATTATTAAGAACGCTACAAAACCTATAATAGATTTTTCGTTCCAATTATTATCATCTTTAAATATATTCATCATAATTTATATTTTATTTTACCATTTTCTATATATATTCCTTCGGGCTTTCTTATCACCTGTCCGTAAATATTATAGATTAAATTACTTTGCATAGACTTATCAATTACTTCTTCTATTCCTGAATTGCATGGCAACCCTGTAGCACAATCTATGTATTCTGTTATAATCACATCTTGATATTCTACTACTGTATCAGTTATAAAAAACTCAACGTATTCAGTTTCTATTATTGTATCAAACACTATAACCTCTACTTCCTCTATTACATCCACATAAAGAGTGTCTAAAACGTCCTCATACACAGTAACCGTATCAGTTATATATATATATTCGGGCACAAGTGTTTCTATCTCTACAGTATCTATAACTATTTGAGTGATGTATTCTGTTTCAATTATTGTGTCTAATTGTATGATTGTTTCATATATATAAAAGGGTATTTCTAGTGTGTCTATTTGAAAGTCTGTTACATATACAGTATCACATTCTGGAGGGGGTGGAATACAATCTAAAGGTGATGTGGGTACAGCTTCATTTTCATCTGTTGCATCAACACAATCTTCCCACCCATCATTAATCCAAGATGCTTGAACACATCCATCTGGTGCGTACTGCGTCCAATTAGCAGGATCATCTCCACAATAAAAACCTCCTGATTCTGCACATTGCAAACATAATTGTTGAAAATCGTATTGTCCAAAAGCAAACGAACTAATAAAAAATAATATAGATAAAATTCTTTTCATACTTAAAACATTAAATAGTTAAAACCAAACTTACATTCATACACAGGTTTCTCCCAATAATTCAAATATGTTCCTTCTACAAAAACCCCTAAATGTTTTGTGATTCTAAGTCCTGCTACTACTCCTGCATCTAAGTCTAAACCCACTCCATCATACTCATAACTGTATTCGCTTAAACCATAGTGTATAGGCATACAATTTAACCAAGCATGTAGCCACGCTTTGTTTGTGTATTTATAATAAGCTACTCCAATAGCCATAGAAAGCTCATAGACGCTTCCTAACGCATCTAATTGCTCTTGGTTATAGTCTGCTATAGCTTCACCAAAATAATGCTTGTAGAACTCATCATTTGATGTTGCTATTAATTCGTTATCATTAAACCAATGCCAACTGCCTTGAACATATTGTGTAGAATATCCAAAATCTTCCGCTAAATCGTTAAATGTATTTTCTCCACTTACCCAAAAATCTTCAATAGGGAGTATATGATAAACAGGATGCTGCCTACCCATAACGCCCAAAGTAAAATCGAAATTACCACTTTGTAGTCTATATCTCGTATCAAACGAAATAAATTCAAGATTGCGTCTTTCATCATTTTTTAATTGTATTTTAGTTACACATTTCTGTCCAAGATATCTAAGCCAAAAGTCTTGATTAGTATATCTGTCACCACGATTACGGATAAATGAATAATTAAGTAAATACTCCCAACCAACGCTATTACCAATAGTAACATTGTCAGAAACAGATTTCTCAGTACCATAGTACCATGTCTTAACTTTGTATTCATAATCAAATCGTGCTATTTTTCTCAGACCTATAGTTAGATTGTAGTCATAAGGATTGATCTGAGTTACATCCTCATAACCCTTTTGAACTGCTATATAATCTTGATTTTCTATCATACTTGTGTTCATACTCATAGAAGTATAAAAAGTAGAATACTTAAAAAATCCACTTTGACTAAGTGATAAAAAGGGCAATAATAAAAGTATATATTTAATCATTATGATAAAAGAACTATTTGATAAGTTATGTAAAGGTCGGCAGTAAAACCACCATCAAAAGCTGTACTGTCGGTGTGTAAAATTAAAGGTAAATTATCTATGCTTCCCTGTTTGGTGGGCACAGCATTACTGTTCATGGTTGTAAATTTATAAGTATTATCATTTGTTTTGTTTTTCATAGGGTGAAGTTCTAAAGAAGCAAAAGTTCCACCACTTTCGTGTCCTATTAACATATAAGACCTATTAGTTTGTTCGGGTGCGGCATAAGTACACATAAGCATAGCAGATATAGGAATAACCGCATATCCCGAACCTGGTGCAGAAACTAATGTTTTTGCTGTACTATCTAATCCTTGTATGTCTGCACTACTTAATGATATTTTATCTGTCTGAATAACAAACTTGCTATCTAATTTTTTTGAAGTTCCTGCCGCACTTCCTGTGGTGTCTGATACGTCCACAATCATATATAAATCACCTGTTCCTGTGTGATTATTTAATGCACTTTTGTCGGTTAGTCTTTGTCCCATTGTTTAGTTTTTTAATATAATTTTTTAACTTCTTAAAGTTCTCTAGACTCTTTGGATATGTTCTTCTTTCCTTAGCAGTCATACGTAGTTATATTTGCTCCTTGTAAAAAGTTCTTCATTCTATTGCTTAATGGTGCTACATCAAGATTTAGTCCTGCGTAGTAGTTTCTAACTGTAGGTGACATTTCTCCTGCATCATTATTACTAGCATATTCAGGAAATGCCGAAGAACCTTTGTCTGTTAAGTAATCTATTAATCTTTGTCTGTAAAACTGAGCTGCATCTGTAGCTGTATCCATTAAAGGTTTTATATCATCATAAGTAGCACTAGAAGATTGTTCTGTTGCACCCATTACTACAACTGCATTGTTTACAAATCGTAATCTTAAATATGGTGCTAATTGAGCAAAAGAAAATTGAACAAGAGCAGGTTGTATATATGTTTCCATAAGTGTCTTATAATCACCTGTCAAACTATCACCTTGTATTTTAGTTTTTAGTGCTTCATATAAATCAGTTCCAAGTACAGGGAGTATGTTCATATCCTGTGCCAATAAAATATAAGGCATTATAAGGTTGTCATCTACTGATCCCCCTAAAGCCGTGTCTTTCTTTAGTCTTGTACTACTTATAAATAATGTATGTTGTATTGCCATATTTTAATTTATTTTACTCCTGGATAATGTCCTTGATTGGGCATATTCTCAGGTGCTATTACTGCATCTTTAATTCCTCTTGGTTTTGGTGTGTAGGACTTAGGGATACTATCTGTTTTCGTATAGTCATCCATACTTTGTCCATCTCTTAATTCTGTTCCATCTTTAAGTCTATATAAAATAACTTTCCAAGCGTGTCTGCAATACACCCCACCTTTAAATCTAAATAAGTCATAAGGACGTCCTTTGTGTCCTAGTTGTTTGTTTACCCCTTCACGACTAGCTTTGTCAATATCTTCTATTCTATATACAAATCCTGCTCTTGCTAGTCGCATCATATTCTTGCAGAATGTTCTAGTTGATTTACTAGGTTTTCTACTCTTTTTAATATACTTAAACCTAACTCTATAAAAAGACTTGTCTAATGAACTCCATTTGTCCTCATTGCTTTTTATTTCATCTGCAAACTTGCTTTTTGTTTCTTTAATTAAACTGTTTGCCCATTGCTCATAGTCATCAACTTCTCCTTCGTCCTTTTCATCAACCACCTCCCACACATCTAGATTAATTCTTTCACCCTCTAATTCTTCAAATACTAAGTTTAAATCATCATCAGACATTTCAACAAAATCATCAGAATTTATATCTTCATTTGATACACCTTCTTTCTCTTGGTCTTCTTCTGATTGTGTCTTAGTAACTTCTAAGTCTATGAAATCAGCAGGTTTAAGCGATTTAAAGTATAAATCAAGGTTTATATCATTAACTCTAAATATCTTCTCCAATCCTTTTAAAAGTGTGTGTTGGAAGGGTATGATTACAGTATTTGAAAAAAGTGAAAAAGCATCACGCAATTCGTCTGCATTATTACCAAGTCCACCACCTTCTGCACGTATTCCAAACAAAATAGGTGATGTCACCCTATGTCCTGCTAGTATTTGATTTACTGCTTGTTTAGACATTCCTTCCCAAGCACTTTGAGCATCATTCATTTGTATAGGTTCAATGATAGGTGCAGTTTCTTTTCCATCATTAAAAGTGATAAGTATTTTACCTGCATTACCACTACCTGCAAATTTAGCGTTTAATTGTCTTTCTATAGTCCTTCTCTCCTCATCTGTAGGCACACCATTGGAGAACCCAACGTGCATACTAGGTGTCATTCCTGATGTTATATTAGATAAGTGAAACTGAGCAATCTCTAATTCCATTTGTATCCAATCTGTAGCTGCCACATAATCAGGTGCAAATCCGTAGAATAAAGCGGGATTCTTATCTCGGATCATTAAGATCTGACTTGCATCGCTTCTGTCTTCTACGGAAAATGCCCTATATGCTCTAGGTTTGTATTCTGCTTTTCTAACTCTACTCCAATCTGCACTATAATAGTATTTGTCTATTTCACCATCTACCATTTTTCCTGAACGGATGTATTGTGCAGGTATGTGATTTATCTTAGCTATTTTGCTTCTATCTCTACTCCATATAACATTAACATAACAACCACCAAACAACTTTAAATCCATTGCTAGGTCTTTTAAGACATCATCTTCTGAGTTGTGTAATAATTCGTTTAATCTTAACCAACTTTCTTTAGTATCTGTATTGTCATCAACATTAGTAGCTGCCAAACCTTCACCATAAATCATAGCACCAATAGACTTAATTAAAGCACCATTGATAGCACTTCCTAAGAATAAATCTAGTAGATAGTTGGGGTATAGGTTGTCTTGTCCAAAGTTTACCCAATCATTTTTAGTATCTTCTACTAGATGAGGGATATTATAATGTGATAATTTTATTAAGTCTAATTTCATAATTATATTGTTATATAAACGCTTTCTGTGTCACTATCATTAGTAGTGTATTCACTATATGTTACTGATGGTGATGTTGTAGAATATAAATTCATTAATCCTGTATATACTACATTTAATCCTGACGGATCTAGGTTTGTGTTAGAACTGTTTTCATAAATAGTCACATCATAGAAACCTAGTGGATAATCTGTTGTTCCTAGAATTACAAGTCCTGCATCTAAATCTTCTGATAAAGTTGTAGTTGTAGCAAATAAACATTCTAGCCATCTTTCTTTATTTGTTGAAAACAAAGAAAAGACCACAAATGTCTTAGATTTTCCTGTTAATTGACTTGTAACAGTAACCAAAGGTTTATAAATAGTTGTACTATCAAACTCATCATAAAGATTTAAATAAATTTTATGAAAAAAAACTGAACCCGTTTGGTAAGCCGCTTGTATCATACGAAAAATTTTTCTATAAATTCAGGATAATTTTCTTTTATTGCATCTATAGCTTCATCAGGAAGTTCATTGATGCTACATTGAAAAGTATCTTTATATATGTCCTTTACTACTAACATTTTTCTTTTTAGGTTTTTCTTTTACAAATAAGGCATCTCTAACACTTTCGTTAAGTCCCTCTATTTGCTTTTGTGTTAAATCATCTAATGGGATATTAATAGTATCAATACTTTTGCCTTCCCATTCTTTTTTTAATTTCCAAGCCATAGTATATTTATTATAAATATAAAAGTTACGTTATTGTTTTTTAGTGTACAAAAAAAGGGGGTAAAAACCCCCTCTTTTATCTAGTTAGAGTAACGATTAAGTTCCAACTGTAATAGTTAAGTTAGCTTCGTCAGTTAATCCGTCAAATGGATACTTAGCCGTAGCTGCACCTGCACTAGCAGGTAACTGAATTAAAGCATTCTTTTCTTCTGCACCCCATTCTATCGTGTATCCTGTTAAGTCACCTTTAGCAGCACCCGTAATAACAGTTCCTCCTGTTACATGGCAACCACCATCAATTCCTAGTAAGAATACATTGTCATTTTCATCTTGTACAAAGATTTGACTTCTTGAATATGCCATTAACCTAAGTTCATTAGTCATATCGTGATCAATCTTTTGTAGTGTTACAGACAAAGTCTGATTAAAGAATGTAGTTCCATTTGCATTGTCTGATTGTATATTTACAGTCAAACTAGACAAATTCTGTACTAAGTCATATTTAAACACTTCAACAGTACCTCCACAACAAGACCAAGTAGCAAAACCCGCAGTAGTCATTTCTGTAGTATTGATAGTCGCAACCGCAGAAACATTATTACTGTATGATTTTGCAATGTAGATAGCTTTTAAACCTCCTACTGCATCTTTACAGTCTATTAAACGTCCTCTTGTAATATTACAAGCCATAATTATTATTGTTTATAAGGTTAATAAAAGGGGAGTATATTACAACTCCCCATTTAAGGTTATTTTAGAATATGCAACCAACAACTCCGTCAGTTTTCACTGCTGTTTGCACACCTACTGCGAAGTTCATTACAACTCTTACATTATCAGAACCATCATATTCATACGTCGGTATCAACCTTGCTTCAGTCCAGTCCGTTGCTAAGTTAGTTCCAAACACCATATTTTCTTTATATGTTGCAACAATAGCATCATCTGGCATACCAGGACATCTGTAAATTGGATATCCTAAATAAGATAAACCATCAATACTTTGGTCTGAACCTCTCATATTAATACCTTGCCCAGTTCCTGCAGCAGCTAAAAATTGTCCGTAGAATCCGTACATTTTATTATTCATATAAAATCCAAAATCAGTTTTGTCAATTAATCCAGGATGTGAACCTACTACAGCATCAAATACAGTTGCTAAAGCATCATCTATATTAGCGTTAGTAGTTGCAGCACCTGAGTTTAATGTTGATTGTGTAAAGTCAGCACAAGCTGAAGCATTAAGACCATTTTGGTCGAATACTCCATCATTAGATAAGAAACCTGCACCGAATAATCCTGCAGTATTTGAAACCCAAAGACCGTTTTCTAATTGAGCACCTGCTTTACCTGCAACAGTAGCTAATAAGAAGTCTGCAAATGAGCCAGGAATGTCACCATTTCTATCCATATTTTCGCCAATCCAGGTAGGGAAAATTGTTTTTCGGCATACCTGCTCATTTACTCGCAAATCAGTTAATGTTAAAACTTGCTCTGTTAAAGCCATAGCTGCAGTATTGTCTGTATTAAAATCACAACCTGCTGCTAAAATAGGATTAGATATACCTAAATTAGAAATAACTGCTTTTCTATTTAAACCGTCTATTTGTCTTACATATCCTTTTGCAACTGTGTCAGGACTTTTAACTGCAGCAGTCACATAAGGCAATGCTAATTTACCTGCATAGGTGTTATCAGTTACGGTTATATCAAACTGATACTCTTTACTTAAACTATATTTATTATTTGCCATTTTATTTATTATTTATTATTAATGTAATATGCTGCCCTCTGCATTGACGACAGTTTCTTTAAATCAATAGTTGCATCTGTGCTTGTTCCTTCTGGATTGTATTTAATACCCTCCGTTGCAGGTTCTCCACTTAGTTCAACTATTTTACTTTTAAGTTCTTCTATTTGTGTTGTTAATTCACCAATTATTTCAGAACTCATTTCTGTTTTTTCTTCTTCGGCTTCTTCTTCTTTAACTTCTTCTGTATTTTCCTCAGCAGAAAGTTCTTCTGTTTCTTCTGCTGCCTTTTCACCGAAAACTGCTTTTTCTAATTCAGCAACTCTATCTTTTAACTTTTCGTAAGTTTCTGCCCAATCAGCTTTTTCCGCAGGTGTTTCACCTGGCTCATCAAATTCTTCTTTTGTTTCTTCTGATAATTCCTCAGACATTTCTTCTTCAGATGCTTCAACATCTTCGGCTTCTTTTTCTTCACCCAAATCTAAGATCTCAGATGAATCACCGATTGTCATTTTATTACCATTTTCCATAGTATAGCTTCCCGCTTCTAATGGACTTGCTTCACCATCATCGTTGACGGCAAATACTTTAGAACCAATCATAAATTGCTCATCTTCTGTAGCAACAATACGACCATCGTCTAATTTCATTTCTGCGTACATTTTGACGCTATAAGATTTAACTTCGTTTTTCATTTTTAAGATATTTAAAATTTTTTCTAGAGTTCCCATAACATATATATATATAAAGGTGTTTAAATTGTTTATTTCTATTAGCGTCTAACAGTCTTATTTTTGATAGCCGCACAGACTTTGGCAGCAGTTTCTTTGTTGCCATATTGTTTCATTTGATCTCGCATACAATCATCCCAAGAATACTTTAACATAGCTTTTCTTTTAGCATAAGCAATATATTCTAGCATCTTGTATTTTTTCTTTCTTTTCTTTCTTCCTGTTTCTGCGTGTTCTTCCCTCATTGTTGCAGAAGAATGGTCTGCACAAGGCATAAATAACTTAATGCCATCTACAGAATGAGCATGGCTACCTGAACAACCTTTAAACATTTCTGCGTATAATTCTGCTTCTTCTTTAGTTCTAAATAATGGCTCACCATCTAAAGCACCTACAGGTTGTAATTCGTTTTGTAGTATTACATCTTTGATTTTGCCCATCATTACTTCATCAGGACATTCTTCACATACTTCGTCTAATATATCTACTTGCTTAGATGCTTCAATAACTTTGTCAGTAAAATACCCCTCAATACTAAATCCTCTAACTTCCTTATTCTTAATAGCATCCCATATTTCAGGATTGTTTTCTGCACTTACTTGTACAAACCAAGTTCCAATAGGTAAGTTGTTAAATCCGTACATATTAGACTTGTCATATTTTTTATCTTCTTTAATCCACGATTCTACGACAGTTAGGCCTTTAATTGGCTCTTTATGTTCTAATGTGTGATTATTGTTGTTTAGACTTGACATAAATAGCTTCTGTGCTTGTTTTATAGTTTCTTTAGTAAAGTAAACATCATATTCTTCGTTAGTTTCCTTATCTAGTCTAGGAATACGTTTCTCAGGAATAAGGATTGCACCTATTAACTGTTTCTTTTCTTCATCTACTTTAGCAAGACTTAAAAAGTCATTATTAAAGAATACAAAGTTTTCTTCTATTGCAGGAAACTTAACAACACTTATTGCATCTACGCCAAAGTGGTCTGCAGTTTCATCTATGATTAGTTCTATTAATTTTCTTTTTTTACCCATAACATTAATAAATATAAATTACTGTATTTTGTTTATAAAGTGGCTTGTACATTCAATTCTTCTTGTAGTGCTTGTGCATTAGAAATATCACTTTCAATTACATATGCCTGTGCAGGTTGTGTGCCACCAAGAGTGGGTTGTTCTATACCCTCTAGGTTTGGTGTTAAAGCACCTAGTCCTTGTGTTGGTTGTGGAATATCTGGCTCTGAACCTGCCGAACCTCCACCATTTGCACCTGGCAATTTAGTAGCTATAATCTTCTTCACATTAGCCATACCTGCTGCTACTGCACCGATAGCTGCAATAGGACCAAAGATAGGACCTGCACCTGTTGGTGGTGGTGCTAGTGCTGCCGCTGCCGCACTATATGTATTAATCAATGCCTGTCCTACTGCTAACGCTTTACCCGCCTTAGTTTCTTCACCAATTAAAGAACTAACTCCCGAGAGAGCATTGGCTATTATATTCATTTTTGCCTGTTGTGTTAATTCTTCAATTTTAACTTCTTCCTCACCTGTTTTTTTAGCTATATCAATTCTTTTATCTGCTGCTTTTTGTAAGTCTGCTAATCTTTTGTTTTCTGCATCTATAGCTGCTTGTATTGCATCTTCCTGTTCTTTTTCTAGTGCTTTTAGGTTAGTTAATTGCTCAGAACGCTGACCTGTTATTCTTTCATCTAAGTCTGCAAGTTCTGTTTTAGCATTTATTAATGCAACCTGTAAATCTATATTAGTTTTATTTCTTGACAATTCTAATTCTGCTAATCTTACCTTTTTATTAGCTAATGCTTGTTCTTCAGCAAACTGCTTGTCTAGTATTTCTCCCAACTTTGTATTTGCGGCAATTCTTTCTTCAAATGTTAAACTAATATCATCTCTAATCTGTCTTTGTAGTTCTGCATCTCTTTGATAGGTGAGTTGTAATTGTCTTTGTTGTGCTTCTGCCAACTTAACCTCATTTCTAAGATCAACTAAGTCTTTAGCAAATTGTGCTGTTTCTTTTGCTGATTCTTTTGCATTTTTAATGAAATCTTTTAAGCTAGTGCTATTACCAACGATTGCCTCTTTTACATTTCCAAAGGCATCAACTGCTAATTCAGATGCACCTTTAAAATCACCTTTAAAGACCTTAACCATTGCTTTACCTAGCATTCCTATACCTTTAACAACTTCTATAATAGGTTTTGCTAATCTATTTAATACATCTCCAAAAACAGCAGATGCCACAGCAACTTTATCTAAAACTTCTTGATTAGCACTAAGTTTGTCTGCTAAAAATTGTAATGCAGAAATAACTGCACCAATTCCTATTGCTTTCCAAGCGAGTCCAACTCCTTTAAATCCTTTAGATAATAAAGTAGTTCCTTGTGCTGTTTTTTTAGATGTTTTACTAATACTTGCTAATTCTTTTTCTACTGCATCTAATCTTTTTAATGCTTCTTCTGCATCAACTTGTAATTTTATTGTTTTTGTTTGTGACATATTATCTAAGTATTATTCTTATTATTTGTTTACACATTCTTCTTACACTTGAATGATATTCTTCCATCCCATAAGCAAAGTCTAATTCTTTGTCTTTATACTCTACTAATTGAATATTATCTATTGTGGG